GCTGAACTGGCAAAGTTGCAACAGCAGTATGAAAGCGAGAAACAGGCATTGGCAGAGAAAGTCCGTAAGGCAGAGGAGGATAAGGAATCTTTTGCGAAACGGTTGAAAGATAGCCAAGAGTATATTAGCAGGACGCGGAACATAGAAAAAGATAAGCCACCGGTTGATATTCCGAGAAAAACATTTGAGGAATATAAAGAGGAAGTTAAAGAGAAGTTTCGGAATGACCCTGTAGCTGGCATTGACAAAATCATAACCGATGTGGCTTATGACCGTGAATTGGAGCGGCAGGACTACGATAAGCGAATTGCGGATGCAGAATCCAGGGCCTTTAAGCGTATTCTTTCTTTAGACCCTGAAAAGGCGAAAATGGTTCAGGCAATAGAAAGGTTGGATCAAGACAGACCAGACCTTGGTTACTTGAGTTTTGAGCATAAAATTGAATGGCTTAACCGTAATGTTGTTGAAACAAAGCGGAAAGAAACTCAAGAAAAAACTAATCGAGAGCAAGATTTGGCCGGAATTGCTACTGGTGGCAGATCATCTATTAAAGGTGAACGATTGCCGGATTGGGTGCATGATAGAGAAGTACAACATAAAGCAGAAGGCATGTTTGCATCCAAGAAAGAACTGGCTGACTGGTCTGATCCGAGAAAAGCTGCTCAAATGGCCGAAAAAAATCGTCCGAAATATGCTAATGGTTAGGAGACTTTACAATGACAGAAGAAGCAAGAAAAGAAATGGCTAATACTGATTTTTCGCTTGAAGAAAAAGTTGAACGTCCGGGAAGGCCAAAGAAGATTGAGGATCAACCCGCGATTAAAAAAGCGGAAGTTGTTAATGATTTTACGCGCATTGATCCGTGGTTGGTGCGCGGTGGTGATCCGAAACTTGAATATAAGTGGGGTCGGTTGGACAACGATATGGAAATGATGGAGTTTGCTTCAAAGCAGTATGTGCCGGCCACCGGTAATGAGGTTATTGTCGGCAATCCATTTGAATCCATGAAGTGCGGCCCCGGCGAACGCAAGGTGCGTGGAAACAGAATTTTGATGTGTTGCCCGAAAACAATAGTAAATGCCCGCAGAGAAGAAGAAGCCCGCAAGCGTAAAAAGAGGTCTAACTCCGCTGACGATGATGCCCGCAAAGTAGCATCAAGGTCAAACCTCGGAATGATCGAAATTAACGAAATGAGAAACACGAGCAGGGAGTCAATTCAAGAACCTGCTAAATTGGATGAATAAGATGGAGGATAATAATTATGGCTACGAAGGTAATGCAAACTTTAGCCGTTCACAGGCAAGAGGGCAAAGAAGGCGTTATATGGGAACGTGAGCTTGGCGAGGAAGCCAGCATGTCGTATAAAGCCGGTGCGCCGCTTGTTTATGATGGATCAAGTAAGGAAATCGAGGAGTGGGCCGGCGGAACCGATGCTGCTACAATCATTGGTATTGCCGTTAAGGATGCCACAGGAACGACCGGAGCCGATGTGCCGTATTATGAAGCGAATGACTACAATCTGTTTGCGGCTTCGCTGATTAATGGTACAGCGGCCTATACGTTGCTTGGAACTGAAGTTGGCGAAGATTATTCGCTGATTAAGTCAGGCAATGATTGGTATGTTGATGTTGCCGACACCACCACGGTAAAAGTTGAAGTAATTGGACTGATTGATGTCGTGGATGATATTAACCCGCGTGTTATTGTCAGGGTGTTACAGGCGCAACAGCAGAAGGTTCTGTAAGTCTTAAAAAGGAGAAAAAAAAATGGCTATACAATCAGGAAATATGGGTAATCTTTATGATGCCCGAATCAACAAAATGTATTACCTGTATCTTAATTCCTTTCCAGAGGAAAAGAACAAGTGGTGCGATGTGTTAGGTTCCGGGAAACAGTATGAGAAGCGCGGGTTCTACGGTGAACTACCAATGCCGAATGTTGTCGGTGAGTTTGAAAATGCTCCCGAAGTTGCGTTCCAGCAGGGGCCGGTTCGGACATGGACGCATGAGAAGTGGGCTTCCACTTTGATTGCATCTCGTGAATCAATGGATGATGCTCTTTTTCCCGTTATTGAGCGGCTGGCCGCCAGTTTGGGGAAGGCATCAGCGCATCGTATTGAGACTGAAGGTGCGGAAGATCTGAACAATTCGTTCACGGTCAGCACGGTCGGCAAAAGCGATACGGCGGATGAAACACTTTGTGCCACGAGCCATGCTACCCTTACGGGTGCTGGCGGTTCGGCGCAGGCCAATCGGCCTTCGACCGATGTGACATTGGGTGCTGATTCGCTTTGGGCGGCTTTGAATAACTTTTCGGGGTTGAAGGATCATCAGGGTAATCCCGTGATGGTTATCCCGAAGCTTGTTGTTATTAACGCCGCGAATGAACGAACCATTATTGAGATATTGAAGTCAGTTGAAGTGCCGTATAAATCCACCAACGAGATTAATGCGGTTCGGACACGCGGTCTTGATTATTTCATCGGGCATTATATTAGTTCAACAACGCCTTGGTGGGTTACGGCGCAGGAGAAACCGATTCTGTTTTTCATGCGGCAAGAACCCGACGTTGTTGCTGAGAATAATGGCCGCAACGGAAGCAAGGTGTGGACGATTAGTTTCCGCTTGAGTCATGCCCCGATTGATTGGTATCAGATTTACGGCTCGGATGGCGTGCCGTAAGCAATGGAGAACGAAAACAGAGACAACTAAAAGGTTAGGGGTGTGGCAGTAATCCTGCCACGCCCTACCCCTTAAGGGAGAAAGCGATGAGCGAAATAGATAAAAAATGGAAAACGGATAAAGTGGAACTTAACATTGGCGATATTGTAAAGCAGGTCGCTAATGTGGCGTTCACGGTGCGAAAGATAAAGAATTGGTTGGAGGAAAAAATGGGTGCTGACATTGACGGTGATGGCCGAGTTGGGAGTGGCCCTTACAAAAAGGTTGGTATCTTTTTGCTTTCGGTTGGCTTGGCGTTGTCGGGTATGGCGGCCAATACGAATGTTGCAGTATGGACGGGAACGGAATCTGCTCCTACGGCTTGTGTTCACGATGACGGCGGGATTGTTGGAGTATATTTTGTTGGTTCTATAAAATCTGCGGCTGGCAACGGATTGGCATGGACTAACGGAACGGCGGCTACTGTCGTAACTCCACAGGCTCCGAGTGCTGTCACGCCGACGATTACGGTAACAGCACAACGGCCAGGAGCGCAGACACCAACGATTACGGTAACAAAAGAAACCGGAGCGGTAACCGCGAGCGGTGCAAATGATCGGGTTACGATTACAAATTATTACAATCCGGTCAATGAGACGGTTTCTTTGACAGATACCAATGGAATTACCGCGATTGTTGTAACGAATGTTACGTGGTCAACGACGGCTTATAGTTTCGCTACCAATGCGGTTGTTTCCGTTACGGTGACTGGCGGCGATGCGGTGATGACCAATGCAACGGCAGCAAGCTCTGCATTGCTTGATTATCCGACCAATGCGACGGCTGCAAGTTCGGCGTTGCCACTATTTGCGACCAATGCAACAGCGGTCACTACGATCACACCAGTTACGGGCTCGTTCGTGAAGCCATAACGACAAGGAATAATTTACAAAAGGTTGGGGGAGTTCAACCTCCCCTGACCAATGCGAAAGGAACCAATGAAAATTTTATTTGTTTTGTTATCGGCGTTTTTTCTGGCAACAGGATGGGCATTTCCTGGTGGATTGGATAAGGTTATATTGAACATAACATCGGTTTCTACAACCGCATCTCCCAGCGAAGCATCATCTGTAAAAATCACTGGATATATTGAGCGCGTGGATATGTGGTTTAATCAGACCACTAATCCGTGTAATATTAAAGTGGTTAGCTCAAACGAATATACTGGCAGTCTTGTTTCCATGATGTCAGAAGCTATCAGATCAACTAATATCACGATCTATCCGCGAATCAATTACGATAATCCAACCGGGGGAACTTTGGGAACAAATTATTCCAACGGGCGAATTCTTTTACAGGATGAAAAGTTGTATATGATTGCGACCAACGGAACGGTTGGTATTGGGCATCAGAATGTCAAGGCAAGAGTGATATACGAACGGCCATAATCGGAGATAAATTACAATGACCGTGGAACAATTATGGCAATCCGCCCTTTATGACTTTGCACAGCAACCCGATAATTCGCGTTTTTCCGACTGTTTTTATCGGGCAATTAACGATGCGCAGAATGAAATAGCCTTGCGTAATTGGGGTTTCCTTCGGACTTCCGCAACATTGACATGCGTTGTTAGCACCAGAACAGTTGCGTTGCCAAGTGATTTTGGAAAGCCATATCGGATCCGGGGCGCAATGCGGATTACTACTTCGGGTTATTCGGGTGATATCATTGAATTGATGACTCCCGATGAATGGAAGAACGATTTCTTTGAAGATGGTTCCAGTACCGGCGAGCCAAGTTATGCGTATGTTCAGGGCGACAATCTGTATCTATCGCCAATTCCCGATGCGGCATATACGATTAGTTTTATGTATTACAAGTTGCCGGCGGAGATTGCCGATACAAGTAGCACGATAACCACGCCGGCGCAATATAGCGAGTTGCTCAAAAAAATGATGTGGCGCAGGTTGCAAGTGGATGGGTTCAGTTCTATCGTGGAAATTCAGATTACCGATAATGACATAAATAACTTGATGAACAAGGCTGCTAGGGATGACATTCAAAAATACGGGTCAATGCAATTTGGTCTTGATTCTTCAACGTATTCTAGGCGAACAGTGTAGAGATGATTACGAAGATATATGTTCTTTGTGAGCCGGATGGGAAGATACGGTATGTGGGGAAGACGGAGCAAACACTTCGTTGTAGACTATCAAAACATTTAACAGATGCACGAAGTGGGAGGCAAGATCATCGTTGTAAGTGGTTGCGTTCTTTATTGTCTTGCGGATATTTACCTATCATTCAATTTGTTGGTGAAGTTAGCGGAAATGGTTCTAAAGAAGAAATCGCTTGGATAAGGTATTTTTGTGAAGAAGGATTAAAATTAGTTAATGGAACAGATGGTGGCGAGGGAACACTCGGCTATAAACATTCAGAAGAAATAAGGAAAAGAATAAGTGAGCGAGAAAAAAAAGAATTTTTAATTAATCCTAAAATTAGAAATGCTTTTATTCTTAATCATCAAAAAGGTCGCATTATACCAGAAAATGTTCGGCAAAATATGAGTTTAGCTCAAAGGGGAAGGATTCATTCTGAAAAAACTCGTAAAAAGATTAGTGAATCCAACAAGGGAAGGATTCATTCTGAGGTAACCCGTTCGAAAATTAGCAAAACACTTACGGGGCGCAAAGGTCATATTCCTTCTTTAGAAACCAGATGTAAAATCGGAAAAGCAAACAGGGGGCGTATTCGTTCTGATGTATTTTGTAAAAAATTAAGTGAAATTAGAAAAAAATATTGGGCTTACTATAATAATGCATTTAAAAATTTAAAAGAGATTATGAAGCAGGGGATTTTACACAAAGGTTTTTCAATAATTGATATCTTACAGCCCTG